CGAGTAATGTTAGATAGAATAGCAATATTACTATCGTCAATCCTTTTAAGAACATTTGAGTCTCTATATACTCCACCAAAACTTTTTAGTGTGTCATTATTATACGCGATAATTGTATTCCTTATAGATGTTGCAAGACCCGATGCTGTGACTGTAGCAAGGTTAGGATTAAATTTAAAGTAAATCTCTAAGTCTATATATGTATATTCTGGATCAACTAAGACTGGAGTAATAGATACAACATTTTTAGGTTTAAGAATATTTGTTTTAATTGTTGTCTTTTGAGTAGCAGTTAATACCTCTGCTGATAACGGTTTAATACTTATATAAACCTTACCATAGTCTGGTACATCATGGTCCTCTCCGCCCCATACATTGACGGCTTCAATATCGGCAAATTCGTTTTTAATAATAGCTTTATAATCATCAGGGGTAACAGCTCTATTTTGAGATACATGTGCAAGAGGAGCATTAAATTTAATAGCTTCTTTTGATTCTCTTGCTGCACCACCAGTAGCTTTAGTTACAAGTGTGATAGTCTCATCTGAATTACCAACAAGTGAATCTGTCATGGTAAATACTGTAGCACCATTTATATCAGTACCAGAATTTATAGTAGCATATTCAATCTTAATAGTATTTCCATTTCCTGGTCTCCTACCAATAATATTATCACCAAATTTAATTTCATAATAACTATCTCTACCTTCCTCTAAAAAGAATACTTCACTCAAGCCATCAAGGTTTACCACATTTGTATTAAGAGAATATACTTTAGCTGCATTTGTAGAAGCAGAATCTATAACAGTAACAGTAATAGATTTAGTATTAACATTAGTATCAGGAATTATATATGATTCAAATGTATTATTTTGAAATGTATATGATATCTCTGATAATATACCTTGTTCAATTGCAAGATTTGAGAATAACCAACCATTCGTTGCATCATAATTTATAGTAGTTGTTACTGAATTAAACATTGGATATGTAATACCATCGATTGATGTTTGAAACTTTGTACCTCTTGGCATACTTAAAGGGAGTGCAACATTACTTCCATCGTGATTCCATAAAGGAGTAGCAGAACCAGTAGCCATTTTACAATTTATAACAGCAGTGGATGGGGCAATAGATCTTGGTGTATAGCCTAATAATTTAGCATGAGATACGACAGAAGATCTTAATTGGGCTGTATCAAGGAATGTTTCATTCAAAGCAAAGTTTGCATTCATTGAATTGATATGTGTTATATAACCTAAGACATCAATAATAGTTGCCATAGCAGATCCATCATAATTATAATCATTAAAGGTCGTATCTGTTGCTTTCATATGTGCAACTAGATTTAGTTTTATTTGGTCGAAGTCTAATTGACTTGCATTAATTCTTCTTTCAATTGCCATTATCGTAATCTCTCTATTGTGGTTGTTATATCTATTATTTCATTACTCGATTTAACTCTACCGGTTACTGTTATGTTTACTTCATTATCATCAGCAGTTGCTTGGATATTTGTATTTAATACTTCTAACCGCGGTTCATAATTTCTTAAAGCGAGATTAATAGAAGTAGACATATTTGCTGCTGTTATTCGAGTCATATTCTCAAATAGGTATGCTCTTAGGTTAGCACCAAAAAACCAATTAAAAGGTCGTTCGCCATGATTAGTACGAAGTATATTAAGACAACTCTGTATCACAGCTGCATTATTTTTCTTTATACCAACGTCATTGGTATTAGGATTTTGCTTAAAAGTAAAATCTAAATCTTTATACGTTGCTTGTCGTGCTATAGTTGCCATATATTCTATTTATACAAGGTTACCTGTACTTCCTCCACTATCTCCAGTATGAGAGTGACTATCGACTAATTGAGTATCTTTAACATGAGTTGTTCCAGTTACTTTTAGATTTTTAAGTATATCAACATCACCATCTAATATAATCTTCTTCCCAGTCTCAGTTGCTTTTAATGTTATATCTCCTTGAGAGTCAGCAGCAATATTACCAGTAACAGATGCAGTAAGATTACCTGCTATAGCAATATCTGCATCACCACTTACAACAATTTTAACATTACCATATACTTCAAGTGTATCATGTCCTGCTACTAATCTATAATTATCTCTTACAATAGTTTCATTCTTTGTACCATTTGGATCTATCTCATATCTTGTTCCACTCTTATGTCTTTCTGTTATACGCTCTGCACCAGGAGTATCATCATATTCTTTAACATGACCACTCTCAGTTTCCATAACATTATTATATGGATATACTGGAGCATATGTACTAGGCGGTTGATATGAACCAGTAGGATCTGCTGTATTTGGATCTGCTTCACCTTTTACTCTTACATTATTATCATCTACACCATCGGTCTTTGTAGGAAGAGATCCCATAACCATAAACTCTTGCGACATATTATCTAAAAATATACCACAAACTAATGAACCTACTAATAAATTTACTGAAGAACCTATACCACGTTTGGCGGGTGTATTACTAGGCATCATGACTTGTGACCATGGAAGATCAGTAGTTTTTATATTATCATGACAATCATATACTTTTACTTTAACTCTTCCAAGTTTTTCAGGATCTGTAATATTTTTTATAATTCCAAAATACATTATTCGTCTCTTATTAATCCCATATCTTGTGTATATCTAAATTCACCATCTTGCATATTAAATTTATGATGTATATTAGCAATAATATAATTATTATCCATCTTTGAATAATTAAGATTACTTGATCCACTATCAATTTTTATACAAAATCCACAACCAATTCCTGGTATTGCAATAACATCAGCTGCTGTAACAATAGTGTTAAATACCCTCTTTCTCATATTACTAATTCCTATACCTTCAGGGGTAAATGAATGATCAAATATTGATACTTCATCATTATCATACATTTTTTTTGCTAATTTCATGATAGTTAATGGTATTTCAGTTATTTCTACTGGTGGAAAATCTTTAGTTGTAGTTTCATCTAATTTTATATGTTTAACTTTATGACCATAATATCCATTACCAACTTTACCGCTATAATTTTTATGATGTTCATCTACTATAAATTTAGAAACGGTTCCTATAGTTTCATTAGCACTAATACCATCACTATCTTCTGATGCACCTGCCACAGCAGCTTTTAATGTTGTAACAGTTGTATATGTAGCTGTACCAGATTGTTCTATTTGATAAAATTTATTTTCATTCATAAAATCTAATGAAGATAATCTTGTACCGCCCTCATCACAAACTCTTTGATATAACATCATTGGTGTTTTTTCTGAATCATAAGAAGTATTAACTACATTATTAAGAGCTTTTCTTGCAATTATATTAGGAACAACATATTTACCTTTATTAATACATTCTGAATCTATCCTAAAGGGTGCTTGTTTATAATTACCATTTACTTCTCTAAAAATACTTTTAATAATTTGATCGCCTCTTCCAGAATAAGTATCGTTTACTCTTTTTATAGTTTCATTTAATGTTGTATAAGACATAAAATGCACAGTATATTGTTTACTTGTTTTATCTAATTCTATCTTTTCAATACCATCAGTAAAAAAGTTATTAATCCATTGATATCCCATATATGACCATTCAATTGTTAAAGGTGCTTGATAAGCATTCATGAATGTATCCATAAAATTTATACCATCTTTGATAGTCATACTTCCTCTAATACTACCCTTTATAGTTTCATACATAGTTAATGATAAAACCATTGCAGCTATATCAGTATTCCATATATGAACCTTTAAATTTTGAAGATTTAACATTTTATCCCTGCATAACTTTAGTAAACTGATTAGCAATAGTTGATATATGTTCAGGTTTAATAACCTTTATATTTCTATTTTGTTCAGTTACAGCAGACTCATAATCAATATAACTGAATGCTGTAGTACCAGCTAAACGTCTTGGAACCCATTCATCAGTAGAATCATCTATATGATGATGAGGAGCATAAGCTTGACTCTTAATAAAATTGCATGCTACAGAATCTTGAGAATTAACTCCAAATATAGTTTCACCAGTTATAGTAAATGTACCTGATGTTTTTTCAATAACAAGATAACCCATATTAAGATGAATCTCTTTAAGAATACCAGTCGCAGATGATATAGAACCAGTAACAGTTTCACCAAGTATAAATTTATTATTAAGATCTGCATCAGTATCCGCTGCAAGGTATTGATATTTCTCTGTACAATACTCTACTAACTGGGAATATTTCATTGGCCAGTCATCCCATATATTTTTTATTTGAGGGTTAAGTAATAAAAATGTCCAATGATATATATCAGTATTATATAAGCGTTGACTTAAATGATCTGGTCTTTCACCATCTATAACTTCAATAGTCTGATAAAATCCAGTGTTATTAATAAGAGCATCAGAAATTTTAGCTTTTGATGTTAGATTTTTCATTAAATCTACATTACCCGATCCATCTACATCTATTGTTACGTTTCTTATATTTTTAAAATACATATTAATATCCTTTATCTACATCAGTTGCATATATTGGAACAATTTCTTTAAGAGTTATTGCTAATCCAATTTCTACTGGTGAATTATTTCGTCTAAAAAATGAAGAATTATTTGGATTATAAGTTACATTAACACTTTCAATAAAACATGGCGGTAATTGTATCATATCTTTTGCTCCATGAAATGATGTTATAACATGATCTGGTACAGTAACTAATGTTGAACTAGTTCTTTTAGCATGAGCAGACCTTCTAAAAAATTTAATAAGACCTGTGGCTTGCTCAGATTCATCTTCATTATCTGGTAATATAACCCAATTAAATGTAAATGATCTTAAAGCTGTTTGTGAATACTGTAAAATTTCATTTGGATTCATAACTTTACCAGTATTTCTTTGTAATCC